AACGTACTCCAAGATAACTTTTATTTCCAAGAATATTCGTATGTGTTGCGGTCTCGTATCGGGCAAGACTTGTATCGTGCGGTTGTGGAGAAACTTCTGCACCCATCAGGTACAATTCTGTTCTCTGACCAGATTATTGAGATTGAAATTCAACAAGCAATTCCGACAGTGGTTGAGGTTGAATCCGCACCAGTTGAAATTGAATTTACTCCACCAATTCTCATTCAGACCAATTTGGTTGAGATGGTTGAGGCAGAAGTTGTTCGTCGTCAAGACCTTCAGTTGGATGTTGCCGAAACGGTTGTTGTCACCGCAGGACCAGTGGTTGTATCCTTCAGAATTGACAACGTGGATACTATTCCATCTGGCGAGGTTGTCACCGAAGGTGCGTTGCTTGGTGACCCAACAGAACCAGAAGTTCAGATTGCGATTGAAGACGTTGGTGGTATTGCATCCACTGCGGTCATTTCAACAACAGATACAATTCAACCGATGGCGAGTGTATTGTTGAGTTCTGATCCGTTTAGCACTGATGGTAATATCGGTAATGTCACACCAATTCTCGCATCGTCTAACGTAGATACAACACTTGTCACCGCATTGGGTGGTGGCATTATTATTACCCAATAAGTTCGTTATAAATAAAACACTGATGATTAGGTAGGAATCAAAATGCCCGGTGTAGTCACAAAAAGATTTCGCTTCCATAATGCAGACCAATTTAGAGAAGCATTTGGCGAAGCATCCCCAACAAGAATGTACGCATTCTTTGGACGTATTGAAGCGTTTCCGAACGACAACAGTCCACCCACTCCTGTAGATAGCATCAAAGAAACAGACTTTGAGGCGTGGCGTAATATGATTCATATGAAACGTATTGCCGCTTCAGATGTCACCTTTGGAGTGCCTCGTTACAACTGGACTTCTGGTACAGCATACCACGAGTATCCGTCAACAGACCCAGACTTGTTTGCCAATACATTCTTTGTATTAGACGAAAACACATACAACGTATACAAGTGTCTGTTCAATAACAACGGTGGAACATCAACGGTTCGCCCAAGTGGGACGACAACAACGAACATCAAAACTTCTGATGGATACATTTGGAAGTACATGTACACGATTGATTCAGCAGATGTGACGAAATTTGTGACTTCTACTCACATCCCTGTATCAAACAACAGCACAGTCCAAGCAGCCGCAGTCAACGGTGCGATTGAAGTGATTGATGTTATTGCAGGAGGAACTGGTTATCGGGCAAACACTGGTTCTTTCTCTGCGGTATCAAACAGCACTGTAATGAATTTGGCGGGTGGGGCATCATCCACTGACGGTCACTATACAAACAGCACGATGTATATTTCATCAGGTACAGGTGTTGGGCAGTTGCGTGACATTATTGCATTTACGGGTGCGACTCGTACTGCAACAGTCAACACAGCATTTGACCCTGCTCCAACAACAGGCAGTACCTACATTATTGGACCAAAGATTACAATCCTTGGTGATGGTAACCAAGAAGCACTTGCCTATGCAAACACTGTAGCAGGTGGTGCGATTGTCAATATTGAAGTGACTGCGACAGGGAACAACTATTCGTTCGCAAACGTTGCGATTACATCCAACGGTGGTTCGGGTGGAGCAGCAATCGCATATGTCGCACCAGAAGGTGGGCACGGTTCACATCCACAACGTGAGTTGGGTGGATACAACGTTATTTTGAGTGCACAATTGTCGGGCAACGTATCTAACACGTTCGTAACCAACAACGACTTCCGTGTCATCGGTATTGTCAACAATCCGATTGAACGGGCATCTAACACAGTCGCAACAACAACACAGTACGACCAAACAACTAAATTAGTATTGTCATCTGTCTCTGGCGACTTTACATCAGATGAGATTGTTGTCAGTAACAGAAATGCAACGGGTCGGGTTGTTCGTTTTGCGAACTCTAATGCATCGGGCACGGCAGGAACTCTAACACTGTCTAACTTGTTTGTCAACGCAAACGGTAATTCGTTCTCCGTTGCCGATACGATTGAAGGCAACTCAAGTTCTGTGACCGCAACAATTACGAGTGTAACAGATACTCCGATTGTACCTTATACTGGTGAGATTATCTATCGTGAGAATCGTTCTCCAGTATCTCGTGCCGAAACACAAACAGAAGACATCAAACTCGTTGTCAAGTTCTAATTGAGGTTATTTGATGGCAATTGCTAACACCGCATCACTCTCGACGAATCTAAACGTTGACCCATACTATGACGATTTTGACGAAACCAAGAATTTTCACAGAATTCTGTTTCGTCCTGGGTTTGGTGTTCAGGCAAGAGAACTCACTCAAATGCAGAGTATTCTGCAAAATCAGATTGATAGATTTGGTGAGCACATCTTCAAGGAAGGTTCAGTCGTTACTGGTATTGAATCGTTCTACAACCGCTATGCTGATTATGTAAAGATTCGTGACAACTCATCCAACGGTTCGGTTGTTACTGTCAGCGACTTGCTTGGCGAAACATTCACTGCAACAAACGGTGTCACCGCAAACGTTTATCACGTTGTTACTGGTTCGGAGATTACAGCAAACACCAAGACACTGTATGTTTCTTACACATCTCGTGCGAACACCGACAACGTAACCAAGACATTCTCTAACGGTCAGGTATTGACATCAACCGATGGAACTCTGTCTGCAAACGTCATCTCTGCGGCAGGTTCAACGGGCACTGCTTCAGTTGTTCGTTTGGGTGGTGGTGTCATCTATGCCAAAGACCACTTTATTCGGGTTGAACCACAAACAGTTGAGGTTGGTAGATATGATGCCAACACCGATGCGCTTGTTGGTTATTTGGTGAATGAAAGTATCGTAGATTCTGCAACCGATTCAACACTGCTTGATCCAGCATCAGGTTCATACAACTTTGCTGCTCCGGGCGCAAACCGTCTCAAGTTAGAAGCAACACTTGTCAGAAGAGAGGCAAATGCCAACACAGAACCAAACTTTGTAGAAATTCTACGCATCAAAAACGGTAATGTTGAGCAGAAAGCAGATAAACCACTGTACTCACAGATTGATGACTATCTTGCTCGCAGAACGTATGCAATCAACGGGCACTTGATTTCTGATGGTCTGAATCTCAAGTTGAGACAGCATCTCAAACAAGCAAACAACAACGGTGTGTTTACACTTGCCGGTGGCGGTAACACTGAACTGTTATCGGTAGATGTCAAACCAGGCAAGGCATTTGTCTTTGGATATGAACGTGACAATCTGCTGACAAAACACGTTTCTGTTGATAAGGGTATTGACTTTATTGACATCAACGCAGGTTCAGTCACATCCAACTATGGCAACTATGTCACCGTCAACGACTTGTCCGGTATTTGGGATTACAACGACCACGCACAGGTTTCTCTGCGAGACGACTTCCAAAATGCGATGTCTAATAACAGTATTGCATCTGCGGTGGTTGGTACTGAAATTGGTAAGGCACGGGTTCGGGCGATTGAGCACGTGTCAGGTACACCAGGTGCTGCCGATGCCACATACAAAGTATATCTCTATGATATCAAAATGTCTGGCGATGCGTTTTCAAGTGTTCGTTCTATCTACTACGATGGCACAAACTCTGACGGTAAGGCAGACATCGTATTAGACGCAAGTAATAATGCGGTATTGAGCGAGCAAACTTTCAACTACGGTATCTTTGAGATGCCCGCTACCGCAATTCGTAGACTGCGTGACTCCACAGGTACGATTGATACCTCATATCAGTTCCTCAAAAGTTTCCCTGTCACAATTGCGACAGACGGTACGTTCACACTCAATACTGGTAATGCCAACGAGCGATATCAAGACACGGGTTTACAGAGTGCATCACAAAAACGTGACAACTTCCACGTTGTGATTGAGCAAACCGCAAACACATCAAGTGTTGCGACAGGTGACATCACCAGTGGGTCTAACACGATTACTAACGTTACGGGTGCAGCAACCAAATTCAACAAGGGTGACCGTGTAAAATTTGGCGCATTTGCAAACACATTTGTTA